GTTGTAGCGGGTGGGACGGTAGGCACCGTGACCAGAGATGGGCACGATCGCGACGGACTTGCCACCCTTTTTGGCGTGGCGACGACGGCGACGCGCAGCGCGTTGGGCTGCGGTCTTCGGCATGGACTGCTTACACTCGAAAGCAGGGCAGTGATCGGAGGAGAGAAATTCTGATAGCTGATGATGAGATTTAAAAGGGCTCGTTGATTCAATGGCCACGCCCTCTTGCCCGCTATACAAAGCTTCAATGTACGAGTCAGACTTCCAAACGTTGCGAATTTCTGACATGGTAAGGCCGCGAACCTCACCAAAGAACTGATCTGAGTAGTTGTGCTCGAGATACTCAATGTAGGCCTGCAGCGTCACCCGGCACTCCTCGTTGCCGTAGGAGTCCAAGCGCAGAGCACTGGCCCGCAGATAGTGCCAGCGGACGTCGTCGACACTAGATCCAGCGTACACTGAAGAAAGAACTCGGTTGGATTCCGGCGTTGGCAACCAGATACCGAGCTTCTCACTCCACACGAAACCTTGGGAAAGGAATCGCACGTCCTTCAGCTCCCTCGGGGTGTCACACGGAGTCTTGGTAATGACTCCTATGCTTGACCAGAGAGGGCCAATAGTAGTCGGGTTGAACCACTTGCTAGCACTCACACTCGTCGTAAACGTGTTGTCGTCTCCGTTAAGAGCCGCCTCCACGTTGAGCATGAAGCTTGCATATGTTCCAACATCATTCTCGCGTCCAAGAATGATCCACGCGTAAGCGAACAGACGAAAAAGAATCATCGTGTTGTCCACAATCGTGTTAGACGAGCCACTTGGGTTCCCGGTGTGCTTCTGCACAAGCTCGCCGTTCTCCAGGACGATGACAGAGTGCACGATCGCTTCGTACAGATTGTCCAATCGCCTTGCATTCTCTGGAGTTTGGTCCTCAGCTCGCAGCATGCTCCACCGGATGTCCCTCTGACCGAACATAGCGCGCGCAAAGAGCGACGAATCATATTCCGACTCGTCAAGCTCAAAAGCACACGGCAATCTGTTCAGTCTATTGTAGAGTCGATCCCAACCCTGCAGAAACTTGGTAGTCCCCACAAAGCTCCAGGTCTTCTCTCCACCAGCGTAAAACTTGTTGTTCATGTCGAGACAAACACGATTGAGCGCAACTGAGTGCTCAATCGGAGATGCAGTGAACGTACGATGTTTCCCCTCGTTCAACTTCTGAATCTCACGAAGCTCACGCTTCTGCGAACATGTCCAAATGACCGGAACTGGCGTCTCCAACGCCAACTGATCCCAGTAGTCTGGTAGCACCTGCTTGGCCTCTGAGGCCAACATGTCCGTCTTCTTTTGATACTTGAGGTTCCACGGATACCCACATGATGTCGTCTTATCCATCTCCTCTAGCACAAAATCCTGGCCCAAAACCTCACTCCCACACATTGCTGGGTGAAAGTGCTGCTTCGTCCAATCTCCTGCCAACGCCCACGCCTCCTCGTCCAACTCGGGTTGCCCCTTGTCGTACTTGGCGGCGGAGCGAAAGCCCGCAGTGATGTTTGGAAATACCATCCTATAGGCGCTGGGAACAGTTCTCCCTGTCTTCCTACAGAACTCGGTGTATGATGAATTCAGGGCCTCACGCCCCTCCTGCTTGGTCGTGCGGTTCACG